ATAATACTCGTAGATCTCGTTAGAGGTGATGTTTTTTTTGTTTTTTTTTGGAAATTTGATTTTTTGTTGTATATTTGCGCTGTAAACCAATAACTATGTTACCATGAAAAAGGCAAACAAAAAATCCCGTACCGACGATTTGATTGTTGATGTTGTCGAGTTCGCTTTCAGAGAGTGGCTCATCCGTCAAAGTGTGTACTGTGCTTTCAAGACGAACTACGATTCCACTTATCCAGCGTGTAGGAGTTTTCGTGAGCAGTTGCGCCTCCACATTCGATTCATCCTTGAGAGCCCCGACTTAGATCTAAGTAGTCTCGTCTCTTCTGCTTTTACATTTTATTTGACGCCTGAAGGGGCCGATTTCTGGAGAAAGCAGTCCGACTCCTGGAGGCGCTTCTGTCTTGACTTTCGAATGCAATTTTAAATCATGTTATTATGTCTCAGATCCACGTTGTTCTCCACCGCATTAATCCGGCTCTCAAAATTGATCTTGCCCAGGTAGGCCGTTTCGATGGCCATCAATTTGAACCTCTTCCCTTTAGCGCTATTGAGGATTCTTTTATCGCGCATTTTCTGAAGAGTTCGTCTATTAGTGATTCGCTTTACATCAGCCATTCGGATATCACTAGGTTTATCGCTGCCTGCAGTGACTATCCTTGTTTCGGCGTCGAGTTCTTTGACAATACTATTGTTCTCATGTTTGATTTTAACCTCAATAACGATGAAGGCACGACGAAAGAAGAAGGGAAAGGGGACTAAAGTTGTCACCCGCCCGCTTGGTGGAAGAGTTCTCTAGTTTATTAACCCTGCGGGAAGGAAACTTCTTGCAGGCTTTTTTTTAAATGTAAAGCAGTATTTTTGAATTATGGATTACTTTGATTTCAAGCCCAAGACTTCCCCTATTGTTGAGGGCGCTCCTCTTCGCTACTCCGTTGCTGCGTACCGTGGCAAAAGGCGAGTTGTTATCGCCTGGTTTGCCGATGAATGTTTCGCGATTGACTACCTTGTTCGCTGCCGCCGTACTAACCCTTATATTAAATTCGATTGTCTTAAAAGCCTCCTCTAATGGCCTGCTCATCTCCTATATGGATACGCAACCGGCGCTATTTCGATAAGAAGAATCCTTGTCGTAACGGCTCCGACGTCGCCAAATCCGCCCTAGCGCTTCGCCCTTGGGACATCGCTCGTCAATGGCTCATGGTCCCCTGCGGCAAATGCGAGTACTGCTTGCGTCGTCAGCGTAATGACTGGTTTGTGCGTTTAGAGCGCGAGCTTGCTCGTTGTAAAGCCGAGGGTCAGCAGGCTATATTTATTACTATTACTATTGCTCCTAAGTATTACAATGACGCGCTTCTTGACCCGTCTAAATTTATTCGACGGTGGAACGAACGCGTCCGCCACAAGATAGGTCACTCCTTTAAGCATGCGTTTTTTCAAGAGTTTGGTACTCATCCAAAAATAGGATCAGAGCCGCGCCTTCATTTCCATGGCTTCCTCTTCGGGGTAAACTGCCTGTACAACGAGATTCGATTAGCTGTTGGTGACCTTGGCTTTGTCTGGCTGGGTAAGGGTACCCACAAGCGCGCGCGATATGTCGTTAAATACGTTACTAAACAAATTCAATTTAACCCCGAGGACGTCTCGGATAAATTCGTTACTTTAAATGGAAAAGCTACACCTTTGGCTATCCTCCTCCAACATCGTCGTTATACGAGAAAATTCGTATCTGCTGGCGTTGGCGATTTTCTTGGTTATATGTCTCGCCCTTCTGCTCGTGTCTCGTCGTGGTCTTACCTTGACTTTGAGAAGGGTATCAATTTTAATTACTCGATCCCTCGATATTATCTTAGATATCTTAAACCGGAAGACGAAGTCATGCGTTCGATTGCTGCTGCTGATGCTTATGCACATTTTAGCAAGTCTTCTCTGGTTAAGCGTATTGTGTCTTTGTGTGTTGAGCGGTTCGGTCTCGATGCCACCGTATCCCGTAGAGCGTCGTATGTATGGGAGCAAAAACAAATAATGCGTTTCGCCGCCTCTTCTCGCAAGATGCCCGATTTTGACCCTCCTACTTGGCTCGATTTAAATATTCTCCAATTCTGGAGAGATCATTATAAACTTCAACTAATTACTTAATTTATGGGAAAGCAACCCTTTATTTCTCACGCTGTAAATGGCTCCTCTCGCTATGACGTCCCCGAGAGTAAGGCTTTTACGTGCACACCGGGTATTTTGTATCCGGTGAGGATCGATTTTATTAACGCTCGAGATCGTGTGTCTATTGAGCAAGGCATTGATGTTCGTAGCAATCCTCTTGCCGTTCCGACATTCAATCCCTATACTATCCGGCTTCATCGCTTTTGGGTGCCGCTTCAGCTATACCATCCCGAGTTGAGGACGAATAGCAGTAAGTTTGATATGAACGAGTTGAGCTTGAATTGGATTACAGCCCTTGTTGGCACTTCGGGCACGACTACTCCTAATTCTGCTCTTGGCACTTCGCGTGCCTTTCCTAATTCGCTTATGTCTTGGCTTCGTGTTTCTAATAAAACGTCGTTGCAGCTTTCTAACCAACCTCCTTACACCGCAAGCCTCCCTTCTGGCGCTTCGGTTAACCAGTGGGCGAATGCTGATACGTATTTAGCTTATTGGGACATTGTTCGAAACTACTATGGTTACTCGCAGTGGTCCCTTTATTCGATCGCCTGGCCCGCCTCCTGGTCGCTTCTTGGCGACGCCTATTCTTATTCCCCTGACGCTACTTTCTTCAAGCAGGAGTTTGCTAACCTCGAGTTTCTTGATGCCTATTATGAAAGTCAGTTCTATCCGTCTGCTGTTTCGAGTACAAACAATACTTTTAATAGGGGTAACCTTTTCTATCAAATAATTAATTCTCAGCTTCCGTCGGGCTCTGATCAAAATGGCTACCCCGTCTCGACGACGCTTCCTTCTGCAGCTTCTATTGTTACCGATAATGGTCCTACAGGTCAATTTGACACCTCCGGAGGCTCTGTCGCTGCTACTGGCATTTCTATTTTCTTGTTCGCGCATCCTATGGCTGTTGTTCCCTCGAATCCCGATCGATTCAGCCGTCTTATTCCTGTAGGTTCTTCGTCCGCTGTCTCTATGTCAGGCGTTTCGACTATCCCTCAGCTTGCTATTGCTTCTCGTCTTCAAGAATATAAGGATTTGCTTGGTGCTGGAGGCAGCCGCTATAGTGATTGGCTTGAAACTTTCTTTGCTTCCAAGATTGAGCATGTGGATAGGCCTAAACTTCTCTTTAGTGCTTCACAAACTGTTAATGTGCAGATTGTTATGAATCAGGCTGGACAGAATAATTTTTCCGGTCCGAGCGTTAACGGTCCTCTCGGTCAGCAAGGTGGCGCTATCGCTTTTAATGATCGGCTGGGTCGTCGTCAGTCTTATTATTTCCGTGAACCCGGCTATATGATTGATATGTTGAGTATTCGTCCTGTTTATTTTTGGAGTGGCGTTACTCCTGATTATTTGAATTATAAAGGCTCCGACTACTTTAATCCTATTTATAATGACATAGGCTATCAGGATGTTCCTGCGGCCCGGCTTTTTAGTAATGCCGCGGGTTCGGATCTCGGCCTTGCTGTTGCTTATGAGCCCTGCTTTAACGAATTCCGTTCGTCTTACGATGAAGTGCTAGGCTCGTTGTCTTCATATCCTGCCCCTACGGCCGTCGCTTCGAAACCCATTTATTCGTATTGGGTGCAACAGCGTTCTCTTGGCTTTTCGTATGTCGGTTCCGCAAAAGCTAATTATTATCCTGCGCTTTTTGTGGATATGGCTCAGGTCAATTCTCCCTTCGCTTCCAATGTTGAGGATAATTTTTTTGTAAATATGTCCTATTCTGTTCAGAAGAAGAATTTGATTAATAAAACATTTGCGACCCGTTTGTCTAATCGTTAATAACTTGATTTTATGGCACTTGATTGGCTTCTTGAAGACGCCCCTACTTATATTTCTCGTGGTCAGCGTATTCTTTCCGTTCTCGATGGCTCTGGCTCCGTCGATGTTCTTCCCGGTCGCCCAGACGTTACGGCCGATCCTTCTGACTTTGATAAGGGTGAGAGATTTAACCCTGAGATTGACTTCGATCCCAACTCCTTTTCTCGTATGGATAAGTTTGATGGTCTCGAGGTTGGCCAGGAACTTATTGATTCTCAGCTTGATAAGTCTAAGCCTGTCTCAGATTCTACCGACCCTAAAGAAAAATAGTATATTCTTTACTCGACGATATATGCTACGTGCGCGAACCCCTCTGGCAAGAGTGCATGAATTGGTAGAGGTTATTGGTAACGACTGCTGGAGAGGTCGCGCATTTTTCTATCGTTCTTTAAATCTTAGCCCTATGTCTGATACTAAACAACCTTTTTATAAGTCAAAGGCTTTTTGGACGCTTATCTCGTCCATTGTTGCTGCGTTGGCTGCCTTTTTTCTTGCTTCATGTTCGGCTCAAGCTAGAGTGCAGCGAAGTGGCGTTCACATCGACACTGTGCGTGTTGATTATATTATCCGTTCCAACAACTTAACCCACGTGTAGTATGGCCATTCCCGCTGTTGCTGCCGCATCTTTTGGCCAGGCTCTTGGCCAGTCGGCTGCATCTACCGGTACTACCGGTTTGATCACTGGCGCTCTTGGTCAGCTCTTCGGGGGTATGAACGCTAGACGTCAGTGGC